TATAAAGATGGCAGATAAAAAAGCAAAGATGGTTAAGCGGCATCAGCGGCTTGCATTTATGAATACGGATGAAACCGGACAGACACCAAAGTTTGAGAGGATGACAGGTTTTACTGCCCTGACCAACAGCAAGAACCCGAAAGAGTACAGCAGGCAGTATGTGGACAGGGCTTCAGAAGATACAGACGTTGTGGGATATGCTCCGGCAACGGAATACTCTTTTGACCGTCATACTAATACGCCGGTCCATGACAGGATTGCGAAGGTTCATGACGGGGAACTGACGGGAAGCGACGCGCTGGTGGATATTCTGGTGGTGGATCTTTTTACCGCGGACGACCAGAAGAGATGTGTCGCAAGGAAAAGAACATATGCGATTATTCCCGATGCGGATGGGGACGGAAACGATGCTCTGGTATATACCGGGTCCTTTAAATCCAAGTCTGAGGTGGAGGTTGGGTACGCGGTTCTGGATAATGACGAAAAGACCGCTACGTATACGCCGGGAGAGATACCGGAGGAAATCTGAGAAAGGGGCGTTTTAAATGACCATTTGGAAATGGAATGATGTAGAGCTGGAGATTGACCTGGAAGACGTGGACTTTCAGGAGCGGTATGAGAAAGCATTTGAGGTTATGGGAGAAGAAGAGAAAAATCTGAAAAAGATTGGAAAACTTTCTGAAATAACCAGAGCCTATTGCGCGATGTTCTATCGTCTGTTCGATGCTATCTTTGGGGAAGGTACAGGCGATAAACTGTTGGGAGGGAAACTGAACTCCCGGATTGTTGATGACTGCTATGAATCTTTTTTGAAACATTGTAAACAGGAAGTAGTCTCAATGAATAAGAACAGATCCGCCAGATATCAGAAATACAGGGTGATGTCCAAGAGGTGAAAATACTGTGAACCTGTTTTATGAGGAGTATCCGACAACTGTCTGCGTGGACGGAAATGAAGTCCCGATCATTACAGATTTCAGGGAGATCGTAAAGCTGATCGATATGCTGAAAGCGGAAGATATAGATCCACGGGAAAAGATGTATTTTCTGCTGCAGTATTTCAAAGAGCAGCCAGAAGATTTTGAGAAAGCGGCGGATGCGCTGTCTGATTTTGTGACAATGAAAACTTTCTATGATCCTTGTATGGGAGACTGTGAGACTGAGGAAGAAATCGGAGATGAAGAGCTACGGAAGGACGTATATTCTTTTGCGATAGACTACCCCTTTATTTTTTCCGCATTTCTGCAGGATTACGGGATCAATATCCGGACAATCCAGTATATGCACTGGTGGGAATTTCGGATGTTGTTTTCCGGGCTTTCAGAAAACACAGAGATTAAGCAGCGGATTCTATACCGCAGTACGGATCTGTCCAAGATCAAAGACAAGGAAGAACGTAAACGGATAGCAAAAATACAGCGGTCGATCAGGCTGCCAGATGCAGAACTTACGGATTATGATATCGGGAATGCATTTATATAGGGGGGCCCTATGAGAAAGATTCAATATCCGTCAATAAGAAAAATGTGGTATGTCTGTCCGGTGTGCAAAACAAAGCTGGTAATCTATGATAACACAGCAAAATGCACCGGCTTATTTATTAAATGCCGGACATGTAAAAATGAAATAGAGGTCAAGATATAAGCGCTTTAAATTGAGCCATTGGAGCCTGCGCTATTCACGGAAGGGATGTGGATAGGATGAGCTACGATGGTTCTTTAAAATTTGATACCGCGATCAATGAGTCAGGTTTTAATGCGGGCTTGAAAAATCTGGGGAGTATTGCGAAAGGTGGCCTGTCTGTACTGGGCGGCGCCATAGCTGGGGTAACTGCCGCAATGGGGGCCGGAGTTAGCGCGGCGGTTAATGTGGGCATGAGCTTTGAGAGTCAAATGTCCAAAGTACAAGCGATTTCCGGAGCCACCGGCGGTGAGTTGCAGGCGCTTTCGGAAAAAGCGAAGGAAATGGGTGCCACGACAAAGTTTTCCGCTACGGAATCCGGACAGGCATTTGAGTATATGGCGATGGCCGGCTGGAAAACGGAGGACATGCTGGGCGGTATTGAGGGGATCATGAATCTGGCCGCAGCCTCCGGGGAGGATCTGGCGGCCACTTCTGATATTGTCACAGACGCCCTGACTGCCTTCGGACTGTCTGCCTCAGATTCGGGTCATTTTGCGGATATACTGGCGGCTACATCTACTAGCGCAAATACCAATGTGGGGCTGATGGGAGAGACCTTCAAGTATGTTGCTCCTGTGGCAGGCGCATTGGGATTTTCAGTAGAAGATACAGCTATGGCCATAGGTCTGATGGCGAATGCCGGAATCAAAGGATCTCAGGCTGGTACCGCGCTGCGCTCTATCATGTCCAGGCTTGCAAAGCCTACAGATGATGTAGCTGTTGCAATGTCGGAGCTGGGGCTTTCTATCCTCAATAGTGACGGTAGTATGAAATCCCTGAATGAGATTACCGGGGATCTCCGGAGCAGCTTTGCAGGACTGAGTGAGGCGGAGAAGGCAAGTATGGCGGCTACGCTTGGCGGGCAGGAAGCCATGTCCGGCCTGCTGGCGATTGTAACGGCATCCGATGATGATTTCAATAAATTACAGTCAGCGATTAATGGTGCTACGGATGAATTGACCGGGTACAGCGCAGCGGCTGAGATTGCTGAAATTGCACAGAACAATCTTTCAGGTCAGTTGGATAAAGTAAAAGCGGCTGCAGAAATCCTGGGGATTGAACTTTATGAGTCAGTCAAACAGCCATTAACCGATATCGCAAAGACAGGAGCCGAAGCAATCAGTGAATTGACCACAGCTTTTCAGGAAGGCGGCACTGCAGGGCTGATTGAGGCCGGAGGAAAACTGATCGCGGATCTGCTGACGGGGATTGCCAGTGCATTACCAGACGTGATCACTATTGCCGTAGACGTAATTACTTCGATCATTGACAGTTTAACAGCCAACACTCCGCAAATATTGTCTGCGGGAATACAGATCATACAGGCTTTTGTGGATGGGATGATGCAGATTCTTCCGGTTGTCGGGGAATTTGTCTTAAGTCTGTTGACGCAATTATATACGCAGATCAGTGCCCACGGCCCGGAACTTCTGCAGAAAGGGTATGAGCTGCTGAGCAATCTTGTGGATGGGTTTGTGCAAGCCATCCCGGAAATGCTGCCGAAAGTTCTGGACTTCATCCAGGGGATTGGAGAGAAGCTGGCCGAAGCTGCGCCTGTGCTCATAGAAAAGGGTTTTGAACTACTGAGCAAACTGGTGGAGGGAATCGTGACAGCAATCCCGATCCTGATCGCCAGGGTGCCGGAGATCATCACAACATTTGCAAATGTCGTCAATGATAATTTCCCGACGATACTTGCCAAGGGGATGGAGTTGCTCGGGCAGCTTGCAATGGGGCTGATACAGGCTATTCCAGATCTGATCGCACATATTCCCGAGATTATAGAGGCCATTGTTGCAGTTTTCACGGCTTATAACTGGCTTGCGCTTGGGAAGAATATCATCCAGTTCCTGGGGAACGGGATAAAATCTATGGCTTCGGCGGCTGCTACCGCGGCGAAAAATGTACAGACAGGAATTACAAATGCAATCAAGAACCTCCCAAATACATTGTCCACTCTCGGAAAGAATGCGATTTCAGGGCTTGGAAAGGCAATATCAAGTGGCATCAGTAGTGTGGTTGGACATGCAAGAAATGTAGTAACTGGAATCAAGACTGCGTTTACCAGCATCAACTGGGGAAGTATCGGGAGCAACATTATCAAAGGGATTGCGAACGGTATTGCTGGAGCTGTGGGCGGATTAGTAAGTGCTGCCATCAATGCTGCAAAATCTGCATTCAATGCCGCAAAGAAGGCGTTGGGGATTCATTCACCTTCTACGCTATTCCGGGATATGATTGGTAAAAATATGGCCCTTGGAATGGGGATAGGTTTCGAAAAGAATGTCCCTACAGATGAGATGGAAGCCAGTCTGCAGGATTCAGTTGAACGGATGCGGAATACAACTAAGAAAATAACATCCGCCCCGATGAATACGACCGGACAGATCATTTCAAAGCCGAAGGATCCCCAAACAGGTTCTTCATCTGACTCCCCGGAATTTGACTATGAACGGATGGGAAAAGAAACAGCAAAAGCTATAGAAGGCATGGGAGTATATTTGGATAAGAAACCGGCGGGTAAGATATTAGCGCCAGTCATCGATGATGAGCTTGGCAGGATTAACAGGAGGAAAACATGATGGGAGTTGGAATTACATTTGAAGATAAGATCCACACAGAGAGGGACTGGGGATTGAAATTACTGAGCCTGTATATCCCCATGCCGACGCCGAAGCAGCAGCTGATCGATATCCCGGGCGGTGATGGGAGTATCGACCTTACAGAGGTCAACGGGCGTCCGGCATATAACGACCGGGACGGCCTGGAGCTGGTTTTTGATATTATGGATGGGAATTATAAAAATTGGTTCCTGAAATATTCGGAATTTGCAAAGGAGATTCATGGGAAAAAAGTAAAAATGGTACTGGACGATGAACCGGAGCATTATTATCTGGTGCGCTTCAACTTGGACGGACAAAAGACGAATCCGGCATTCGGAACGGTCACACTTTCCGGAACTGCGGATCCGTTCAAATATGACCTTGTCTCCAGCAATGAACCCTGGAAATGGGATTCTTTTAATTTCTGTACAGGAGTGATTCGGAATCTGGGCGACAAGGTGATATCTGAAACAAATAATACGGTTACTATTTTAGGGGCAGGCATTGATAATTCACCGGTATTTATTGTTACGGAAGCAGATAACCTGAAACTCACTCACCTTGGACGGACGTATACCCTAAAGGTTGGAAGAAACCGGTTCCCTGCCGTACGGGTAGGAGAGCAGGATGTGGTATTGACATTTTCAGGAACCGGGAAACTGTCTGTTGAGTATAGGGGGAGATACTTGTAATGTATCAGATATTGATTGATGGAAGGGATCTGTATTATCCGCAGGATGAAGAGTATACAGCATCAGATCCGGTTGTTAAACTGCAGCTGAATGATTCTGGCACTCTTGATCTTGGGGTACCGGTCTGCAACCCGGAATATGACAATATAAAAAACCGCATTTCTATGGTACAGGTGTTGAAAAATGGAAAAGAGATTTTCTACGGGGAAGTGCGGGAAGCGGAAAAGGATTTTTACAGAACGAAACAAGTTTACGCAGTAGGTGAGCTTGCTTTTCTGTATGATTCTATCCAGCCACAGGCCGTGTACCACGATCTGACCTCCAGGCAGATGTTGGAAACCTGGCTGAACATACATAACAGCCAGGTGGAGGACAAGAAAAAGTTTTATGTTGGTATAGTCACAGTCCGTGACAGCAATGACAGCCTGTACCGGTTTACAAACCAGGAGACCACGCTGGACGCGATCCGGGAAAAATTGTGTGAAAAACTGAACGGTTACCTGCGGATCCGGAAGGAGAATGGAAAACGGTATCTTGATTTGGTTACTCTGGAAGAGTATGGGAAGATATGCGAACAGCCCATAGAATTTGGTGACAACCTCCTGGATTATTCAGAAAACATTTCTGCCAGCGACCTGTATACCTGTGTAATCCCCAAAGGGGCAAGGCTGGAAGAAAGCCCGATTGAGGGATTAGAGGCTTATGCTGATATCAAGTCCGTAAATGACGGGAAAGATTATGTATATAGTCCTGAGGCAGTTTCTGTCTATGGGTGGAACCGCTGCGTAGTATCCTGGGATGATGTAACATTGCCCGAGAACCTAAAAAAGAAAGCGGAGGCATGGCTGAAGGATGCGCAGTACGAAACGATGGTGCTGAACCTCACTGCTGCGGATTTGTCCATTCTGGATGCGGATATGGAAAGTTTTGAACTTGGCGATTTCATCCATGTATATTCCAGGCCCCATGGAATGGACAGGGCGTTCCCGGTACAGACATTGGAGCTTCACTTGCAGGATCCATCAAAAGATAATCTGCAGCTTGGTACCAGTGTGAAATTAAGCTATACAGACCAGAACAAGGGAAATTATCAGGCTGTAGAGCAGGAACTGGACAACGTCCGCCAGACCACGGGCTGGATGCAGTCCGCCATCGACAATGCCACGGCCATGATGACCGGTTCCAAGGGCGGCTATAAGATATCGGAATACGATGAGGACGGCCGCTGGCTCCGAGACCTGTACATGAATGCACCGAAGAAAGAGGATGCTTCCCTGGTGATGCAGATCAACATGAATGGTATCGGATTTTCCAGGGAGGGGTTCGAAGGACCATACAAGAACGCATGGACGATAGACGGTGTATTCCTGGGAGAGTTCATCAAGGCCGGATCGATCTCCGCTGAGAAGCTGTCCGTGGAGTACCGGGAATCCGTGAATGAGGAGATTGTGGCAAAGTTCAACGTAGCCGCCGGAAGGATTGAGGCTGAGGTCACTCGGGCCCAGGGAGTGGAGGTGGAACTGGCCGCATCCCTGAAAGTGACTGCCGATTCGGTACAGACCAAGGTATCAAAAGGGGAATTTGGTTCTTATGCGCAGCAGTATTATGACAAGGTGATCTACGGATTTAACCAGAGCAGTAAGTATGTGCAGATCAATCCCGGGGAGATTGCTATATACGATAACGGCGTATCGGACAGCAAAAAGCGGGCTGCCTTTAACCACAACGGGAGCCATTTTTACCGGGACGGATACCACGTGGGAAAGATCGGGACGAACCAGATGCAGTCGGATGCGTCAAAGAAGGGGCTTGTCTTCGACCTGGAAAATGAGGCGGCATACATGTCCTGGTCCGCGGCAATGAGCGCCAGCGCGAATACGTATTCCCAGAAATGGACGTATACGTTGAAGAGTGTTGGAGGGCAGGCGGCAAATACGCTGAATGCGGGCTGCGATGTCGATATGCATGGGTATACCCTGAAAAATGTGGATCTGGAAAGCGTGAGGGTGGGGAATATCAGGACTTGGGAGGGGGAAATCCCGATCATAACGGACATCAGGGATAATGGGGATGGTACCATAGGATGGTCTTACAGCACCATAACGGTAAAAGACGGTTCTGTTATGGCGGCACCGAGGGCATGATAACAGCGGCGGGAGCATGCCTGCGGGACAATGCTTGACAGAGGGAGGTGATGAAATGTCAAATACGGCCAGGACGGATGAAGATATCAATAAAGAAAACAGGATAGCCTGGGGCGAAGAATCCCGGACAGGAACGCGGGAGGCGGCGGTATACGTTTTCCAGGAATGTGAAAGGGAGGTCCGGGACGCCAGGGACAATGAGCAAATCGAAGGGAGGATGAAACCTTATGGAAAATAAGCGGAATAAAGAAAGCGATATCAACTGCGGCAGTATCAGTGCGGAAAAACTGCGGGCGGACCATGAGAAGAAACCGCAGCCTGTGAAACCGGTGACGGTCAGGCTGGATGATTTTAGAAGGAACTTGAACCAGGTGGTGGCTGACTCAGAGCTGCCGCCTTTTCTTTTGGAGATGGTCCTGGGGGAAATGCTATCGGCTATGAGCGACGTGGCAAGACAGGAGCGGGAACAGGACAGGGAAGCCTGGGAGAGGGCCTGCGCAGAGCTGGAATATGAGCATAACAAGGAATCCAAGGGGAAGACTTGCAAGGGTGGTGAGGTAAATGGCTGATATCAGCAAGGAGATACAGGATTTTCAGGATGCGGTCCACGGGGAGGAGGTCAGGGGAAGTTTGATTTCCCTGGCTGAGAAGGTGAACACCGAATCTACCGCGGCCAAAGAGGCGGCGGCCAACATGGCGGAAATGGCGGCGGAGGCAGTGCTGAAGGCCAACACGGCAGCTGACAGGGCGGACGCTGCTGTCACCAAAGCGCAGAAAACGGCAGAGGACATCCAGGATGCTGCCGACAGAGGGGATTTTTCCGCAACGGTAGCGGTGGAAGGTGTGGTCACCGCGGAAGCTGGAGCGCAGGCATCGGTGGAGAATATCGGGACAGAGAAGGACGCAAGGTTCCGTTTTATCATTCCGAAAGGGGATAAAGGTGACAAGGGGGAGGACGGGACTTCCATCAACATCAAGGAAAGACTGGATTCAGAACAGGACCTGCCTGCGGGAGGGGAGAAAGGGGACGCGTATATCATCCAGGGAGAGGTCTACGTCTGGGATGGAATGCAGTGGAACAACATCGGAATGATCCAGGGGCCGAAAGGGGACCCGGCCACGATCCGGATCGGGGAGGTGACCAGCGGAGAATCAGCGTCGGTGGAGAATGTGGGGACGGAAAAGGATGTGATCCTGAATCTCACCATTCCAAAGGGGAAGGATGGTACATCCATCGGCATTGGAGAGCCGGAGATCTCGGTGGATACCGGGACCGGGGAACCTTATGCAGAGGTCACGGTCAGCGGTCCGGATGACGCGAAGGTATTTTCATTTGCATTTCACAACCTGAAAGGGGAACCGGGAGCGGAAGGCGCCATCGATGAAAACGCGGTGGTCAAATTTACCGCCGCCGCAGAACTGGGGAATATCCAGAGCGGGGAAACTCTGGCGGTCATCCTGGGAAAGCTGGAAAAACTTATCTCAGAGATGAAGGATATTGCTTTTTCCGGAAAATATTCCGACCTTACAGGCGCCCCGGAGGATGTGGGCGATCTGACCAACAATGCAGGATACGTCACTACAGATACCTGGAAAGCGAATACGGCAGACAGTGAGGGCTATGTGGCATCCGGAAAAGGCCAGGCGGACAAGGTCTGGGGTACGGACGGAGAAGGGAATCCGGGCTGGATGGACCGGGTCAAGGCGGAAGACCTCAAAAATGATTTTGTCAGTAAATCCGGCGATACGGTGGCGGGTACCCTGAAAGCGCAGACCATAGTGATCGGTACGGCGCCATCAACAGAAATCGGCGCAATATGGATTGGATAAAAGGAGGAGCGGATCATGTTTGATGTAGATTATATTATTCCCTGTTATGGGAGTCCGGATATCATACGGCCGGGATTGCGGAGCCTGGCGAACCAGTGGCACAGTGAGTTTCTTCATGTGATCCTGGTGGATGACTGTTCCCCGAATACAGACTGCGGCTACCAGGACCTGGTTGATGAATTTCGGCCATATCTGGATATCCGGTGTATCAGGACACCTGAAAATATGGGACAGGGATTAGCCAGGCAGTGGGGGATCGACCATTCCGACCACGAATATTTTATGTTCCAAGATGAAGATGACATGCTGGCCAACGCCCTGGCGTTTTCCATTTTTATCGGGGCGGTGGAGGATAATATTTACCAGAAGGAGGAGGACACAGGCGGGGAAGGGAATATCTATATCCTGGATGAGGAAGGAAAGCCGGCCATTGACGGGACAAAAAAGCCTGTGGCGGTGGTGTCCGGCCCGCTGTTTGAATTTGACGACCATCATACCCGGGTGATCGAGGCGGGCAACCGGATCTGGGTCAATGCCAAGCTGTACAACAGGAAGTTCCTGGAAAAGCACAATATCCGGTTTAACGAGGCCCAGAGCCGGCATGCGGAGGATTATTATTTCATGAACTGTTTCTTTTACTGCCTGGATCATGATCCGGATTATATGGGGGTTCTCCTGGATGACCACCAGCTGACCTACCTGTGGTACCCTAACGAAGGAAGCCAGAGCCGGAAGGACCCGCACTATGGTTTTATGCTGTCAGGATATACGATGAACGGTTCGGTGAATATCCTGGAGTTTATGAAGGACACGAAACGGCATCAGATCGAGTGGAATGAGGAACGGGAAGCCAAGTACCGGCACACGGTCCTGAATATGACGGTCTATTCGTATTTCACGTTCCTGTCGTTTATCCGGTGCGTAGCATCCACGGATTATGTCCCGGCGTTGGAACTGGACTGGTATATGCTGCGGGATTCCTGCAATATGCTCCGGGAGAAATGCAGGGAATACTATGATTCTTATACATATACGGAGAAGATCGACGAGTATTATACGGTCCGGCATTTTTCGGATGTGCAGTTCACAGAGCCGTGGGTGGATCTGGATACGTATATTGTGGATGGCTGCGAAGAACTGGGATGGGATTATGGGGAGCTGCTGCGGTGTAAGGAGACGTACAGGTTCAATGAGTGGGGGCTGTTGGTATGAGTGGTCTGGCAGTCAGGAATAAAAGTGGGGAGTTGCTGCAGTATACAGGAACCCAGTTTGAAGGGTTAGAAAATACAGGCACGCATCATCTGTGCGTACGGACAGGGGCTGGGGTAGGAGGCGTTAGGAAGTACGGGCTGACGTCTGCGCCTCTGAATGATAAGTATAAGGGGCTCAGGATGCGGATACCGGACAACGCGGGAGGGAGGGAAGCGTATATTGCGCAGAGGTATTCAACCAGTGTTTCTGCTTCGGCATCGAAAACGTATACCACATCCAGGGCGAGTAATTATGTGTCGTCTACTACTTTGAGGACGGCGAGTAGTTCGAGGCTGAGTACGGGGAATGCTACCAGGGTGAGTACGCATGCACCGATTTATTATGGTTCATCCCCTATAATTTTTACAACGACATCATCAGACAAATTCAATGGGTCGGGGCAGGTAGGTGTGAAAGGGCGCTTACTTACCAATTCATCCGGTACATCTATATATACTAGCGTCCTTGCTTATGCGAATATAAAGGTTACAAGTTATGACACTTTGTGGGAGGAGGGTACTGCATCCGTGACCGTTACTAGAGGCGCATATTCCGTAACAAGAACCCAGACATCCAGGGTGAGTAATTATGTGACATCTACGACCTTAAGGACGGCAAGCAGCAGTAAACTCAGCACCGGGAACGCAACGAGGAGCTCTGCGTACAATACCAGCAGCAGTGTGTCAACCACAAGCTCAAAGCTGACCCATAACGCAAACCTATGATCTTCCGGCCAGGCTTCATCAGGCTATCGGCAGGCGGCCAGATGCCGGGGGAGAACGGGAGATAAAGCAAAGCCCCACAGGCAGGGTCTTATTTTTATGGAGCCTTTTAGAAAAAAGTACATCAAGAACAGGAGGACATTATGAAGATTCGTGCAGAACCGTCAAGTCTTGATCAGATATCTATTTAATGTGATTTCAAGGAAAGGGGAGAATGTATATGAACGTGAACTACAAATTTATTTTCGCTGCGGCTTTCGGTTTTTTATCCTCACTGCTGGGGGTATTGGCGATGCCGGTCTTGCTGGTGGTGCTGTGCAACATCATTGATTACGCAACCGGCCTGATGGCGTCCCCGTACCGCTCACAGGATATCAATTCCTATAAAAGTATCCGGGGAATCGGGAAGAAAATATGCATGTGGCTGCTGATCGTAGTGGGCGTCATCATTGACCAGACGTTATTGTATGCTTCGGACACGGTAGGAATCCGGATGCCGTTCACTTTTTTGGTGGCCTGCATCGTGGCGCTGTGGATCATCTGCAATGAGATCATCAGCATCCTGGAGAACGTGAAGGATATGGGAGTAAAAATCCCCGGCTTCCTGGAACCGCTGGTCAGGATCATCAAGTCCCAGGTGGAGGAGATGGGGGAACAGCAGGAAAGCGAAATAGAAAAGAAGCACAGAGAGGGCGAATGATCGTCCTCTCTTTTTGCGCCGGCGCAAAAGTCCGGCAGGAAGGAGAAAGATATGCCAAAACTATTTTACATTGCGGGACACGGTGCTGGGGATCCCGGAGCAACCGGAAACAAATATCAGGAAGCGGAAAGGGTCCGGGCACTTGGAAACAGATTAAAAGCAATCGGTGGAGCCAACGTGATCCTGGGGGATTTTAACAGGAACTATTATGCTGACAACGGGATCAGTACGCTGAATATACCAAAGGATTACCTGATCCTTGAAGCGCACATGGACGCAGGGGCACCATCTGCTAGAGGCGGGCACGTTATCATCAACGCGGGATTTACAGCGGACAAATATGATTCTGCGCTTGCGGCTATGCTTTCCAGGATTCTTCCAGGCCGTTCCAGTATGATTGTTGGGAGAAATGACCTTGCAAATCCGAACAGAGCGGCCGCATGTGGGTATAATTACCGTCTGGTAGAATTTGGATTTATTACAAACGCAGAGGATGTCCGGATATTTAATTCCAGGATGGATGATATTGCATGCGGGATCCTGGATGCGTTTGGAATTGGGAAATTAGAGTTGAAATCAGAGGAGGAAGAAGACATGAGAGAGATCGTTCAGGCGAAAAATGGAAAAGGGCAGTATTATTTTGACGGATATGCGTTGCATGGCTTTTCATCAGGAGCAGAAAAGAAGGTTATCATGGATATGTATAAGCGGCATACCGGAAGGGATCTGAAAACGCATGTTTATTCAGACGAGGACTTTGAGAAACTGGCCAAAGTTCTTGCAAGAAATGGAAAATAGACTTCGCAGCCAGACAGTGACTGAAGGGGAAGGTGTGCCGATTCCGGCAGCCGCCCGGCAGGGCGCGCAGGTTCGAATCCTGTCTGTCTGGCGGAGTTTAATTTAGAAGAAACAGAAGGCAACATGTCCTTATTTGCACACTGGATTAAAAACACCCACAGCCCGGAACTGAAACTTATTCCGGGCTGTGGATTTTGTCGCTAATTTGTCACTAACGTATTTAAAGATTATTCGTATTTTAAGGAATTAAAAAGCGGTTATTCATGTTCTGAAAACCCACTGTTTACAAGGGATTGTGGTAAAAACCGCATGACACTTATCACTGCGCAAAAAATTGAAATTTTAATAATTTCATAAGATAAAAATATTAAAACCCCGTATTTACGGGGTTTTTGGACAATTTTGTCACTAACGTGTCACTAACGTAAACGAAATTATGTACTGTTTTTCACTGGAATTTTAATCTTTTCAATCTCTTTTCGAAGCTCCTCAACTGTCCTGTGCCCATAGACCTTATTTGTAATATCTTGGAAAGCATGTCCAAGCATACGTTTCCGATCATTTTCATTCACCTGATATTTTTCACAGAGCATGGAAAATGTGTGTCTGGCATCATGGGGAGTATGTCTCTGCATCCCGATCCGCTCCAAAGTCTCATACATCCTGTTCCGAAATGTGTTTGGTGTTATATCCAGAATTGTACCCTGCTTTTTTATACAGTGCTTTACTAAAGCATAGATTCCAGAGTGTATCGGGACAATACGATCTTTCCCGGCATTGGTTTTGACTCCGCCCCGGAAATATTTTTGTTCCAGATTCACCTCAATAGTTTCATACGCTTTTATCCGGTACCCGGAATAGCACATGATTAGAAGAAATTCCACGACAGGATCCTCCTTGTGCTGCCAGAGTATTGCAAGCTCATCCTCAGAAAATGGGACGCCATGTTCGTCATCCTCTGCCTTCTTTATCTTGACATGTACAGAATAATCCTTTTCACAGAGCTCAAACTTTTCAGCATAAGCGTACATCTGGTGGAAGAGGGACAAGATTAGCTCTAAAGATGAATGCTTTTTTGGGCAATTATCTATGACGTTCTGCAGGTCATGGTACCGCAGGTCAGCAAAAGGCTTGTCATGTAATTCGGCGCAATTTTTGAAAGCTGCACGGGTGGAATTCATACTTGCCTTGGAATATGTCTTTTTCGAATCCTCATATTTATCTCTATAAAATCCCTCATACACTTCCGCAAAGGTAGCGGTTTTCTCTTTGTTCTGTTCAACCCTTGCTGACTGCAGGTAATCCAACAGGATATTGTCCATGGCGCTGTTCAGGGTTCGGCTCTGATCGAAGCCGTTCAGGGTACGCTCGAATCCTGGGTAATAAGTTCCAGCATGCCAGGCAGTCAGTACGGCGAACCCCTTCATGTAATCGTCCACGTAGCAGATCGCTTTCACAGGGGCGTATTGGCCGGGGGCGATCAGCTCTGTGGAAGGCGGATAGACGCCATAGGGATTACGGCGCTTTCCGGACAGCTTTTTGATGGATCCGTAGCCGTTGGGGAGCTTAGGGTACTTCTTTTTACGTGCCATGGTATCATCCTCCTGAAAAAAGGTGTAAAAATAGCAGCCTGTCTATTGCAGGCCGTCACCAAAGATGATACAATAAACGTGTTCTGTTTTTAGGGTATCATCTTCGGATGTATCCGAAAGCCGTTCGGTGCTAGGAACACCGGGCGGTTTTTTATTTATTATCTTGAAAGTTCCATTTGTGTTATTGTCCCCATCATGGAAACAGAATAGCTGATTTTACCCGAAGCATAAGTAAATTCTTTTGTATCATCAGTGGATGCCAATAAAGCATTATCTGTTTGCTCTGCATTTCGATTAGACACCCAGGTGTAATTTTCTACTGATTCAGTGGGGGCGGTAT